TTATTGGCGATTATGTCGGTTACCGTGATAAAATCTTATAGCCTCATTGACATATAATGATACCGATTGCTCCTTATCTAAGATAGCTGCCACATCCTCCTCTATCATAACAAGTATCCTTTTCACGCCATTAACCTTCGGTCTTCGGGGCACACCATTGCTGTCCAATATCCTATATATCGTTTGCTCAGACTTTATATCTGTTTCCTTCATTATTTCCTTGATAGCCATCCCGTCCTTATATAGGGACAATACCCTAGACTCTTGATCTAGGGTAATAGATCGTCTTCTTGCCATAATTAATATATTTTATAACATTTATAATTTGTTGCTCGTTAATTCAAAAAGTTGCACCTTTGCATCGGACATCAACGATGTTAGTCGCACTTCGGTGCGTGGATTGAAACGACATTAAAAATGTCATTGTGGTTTAAACCACATTTTAATATTTAGGGCAGCGAAGAAATTCGTCGCCCTAACTTTTTATTTATAAAATCTCAATTTTGGTATAGTATGCATTCATCTTTCCAAAGAATGATTCTATTTTTGCTTTCTGATAAGAAGACATTTTGTTATAAATGACATTTTTGTCATCTTCTCTTAAGTAGTATTCCTTTTCACCGTCAGTGAGATTGATAACTATATTAATTGCTCTACCACTGTATTTATCTGTAAATTGAATTTTTGTCTTCATAGTCTTACGCCGCTTATCCGTTGCCGCCGGTTCTATTATTACCTGTTGTTTTATTATCACAATGCAAATATACTACATTGTGATATAATAACAAAACAAATCACAATATATTTTCTTACATTGTGTAATATTTAACATTTAAATACAAAAAAGGACAGTCTACAATAAGCTTATGAGAAAATATTAACAAGACTGCATATTAGCATCCTCCAAATCCCTTATCATTGTTTCCGGTATAATTTCTGAATATATTTGTGTTGTCCTAACCGATGTATGACCTAATATTTTCTGCACAGTCGTAATAGGTACTCTTTTGTATATCAACATAGTAGCACATGTATGACGACTTGTGTGAAATGTGATCTTCTTTTTTATCCCTGCCATGGAGGCCAACTGTCTAACCTTCCTATTTACATCGGCGTTACAACCAATAGTTGTCAAGTTCTCAACGCTCCCATATCGCTGTATAAGCTTCAGTGCTTTGCCGTTAAAAAGTAAAAAAACAGGTATGTTTACCTTTAGTGATGTCTTTAACATATACTTAGATATCCAAGTTTTACCATCCTGAGTTATCAATTCGTCTGTCTTTAAACTTACAAAATCCGAAAACCGTAATCCAGTGTAGCAACAAAATAAAAAGGCATCCAAAATCTTTTCGAGCCTTTTCTGATTAGATGATAACTGTAAACTTTCCATACGATAAAATTCTTCAGGGGTAAGAAAGATATGTTCCTTTGTTTCTTTCTTTATCTTGAATTTTCGAAAAGGGTAATCATTTAATTGCATGTGTCCCTCATTTATAGCCTCGTTTACCAAAGTCCGCGTTATCCGTAAATGTTTTCCGATAGTGTTTACCTTTAATCCCTCATCTCTTAAACGCTGTTCAAATGATCGCAGAAAAGCAAAGTTAATATCACGAAAATATAATTCATTCCTGTACTTTTTCAGCTTTTTCAAAGTTCCTCTCATATTTTCTTTTGTGCTCTGTGATCTGTCTGAATTTTCAATTACATATTCAGAAAAATCAAAAAAAGATATAGGGCTAACACTTTTTTTTACTTGATCTACTAATGTCGTAAAAGCATATTCCAAATTTTTAATCCAATAACTCATGACAGCTATTTTTTTTGTTTAAATTTACAAATTAATCTCATATTACACAATAGCCTACATATTTTTTCCCTTTTCTGGGAGGACTGATTGGGATTGCGACGAAAGAAAATAAAGGCTTGAGCGATAGTATACAAGCCTTAAACTCTACGATTTATAACATTTCTACCGGAAATAAGAATGCTATTTTGTTTAAGGTTTGTGATTATGGCCAAAATATTGTCCATCGATTATATATCTATAGTGCACCTAATGCCACATTGGATACTTGCAGATATATTCGTGTGATCATCTCAGACAATAGTATATTTGCAAATATGTTATTGGCAAAGGGAGAGAATAATATCAGACTTTTTAAAGATGAAACAAGTTTTTATGTTTACACTTATAACGGTACGTGGTCGAGGTCTAATATTGAGGTTTTTGCATATGAACCTCATCGCTTCTATTTCACAGACGTGACGGATGAAATCAGTATATCAGATTTGGAAGAAATCCCGATATCTTGAAAAATATAGCGGTTTATTCAGATATTTATTACCTTTGCACCGCACATGGCGTTGTGCATATCAGGATCGGGTGGAATCGGCTTGTACCGGACCACCCGTTTTTTAATCATGTCAAAGATACGGTTTGCCAATTACCCCAAGTATTACTATACCATTTCACTCGATATTTATAGATATTTCCGCTATAATTATATAGTTTCTGAATACAACAGATATTAGGTTTGCCGATTACAATTAATACACAATTACGGACATATTCTAATTCTGAAGGTTGTGTTAGTAAGTAGATTCCGCTATATTGCATAGAATCTAATTTGTCTTGAGATTCTATGCTTATAACATCTCTGAACCTTAACCACGTATCATTTATTCCGATGAGTCCTCCCAGTTTTGATGCAAGCGACTGCATCGTCATTTTTGCCGCATCCCCGCTACTTTGTAAAACTCTTACATTTGCGGCATCCGTCACTGTCGGAAGTTCATTCTCATACACATCATTTCCTGTTGCAGCAGCGGCGGCAAATGTTGAAGTTTCAGACAAAGCCATAACCATTCTTGTGGAAACCATATCCACCATTTCATCTACTGTCACATTTTGTTCGTTGCCGTCTTTATCCACAGCTTTAAAGCCAACTATATTTTCTAAATTCAAATTACTCATAATATCAATTTTTATAAAGTTCTAATATAAGTTTTCCACGCTTTTGAAGTGCCGCCAACCGATTTGTACAGCTTCTTCCTGCCACCTTTTATCTTGTACCGGGAAAGGTTGTTCCCGGTATAGTTCGCGGGATAATTCGGATTGTTCTCGTTAGCATACGCCTCCATTTCGTATTTTATAGTATAATATGCAGAACTCGCAGGATGGCAGATAGGGTTTCCCTTGATCCACTCGACAAAATACCGCCAATAGTATTTTACCCATGAGCCGGTAACCTGTGCCTGACGCAGGTGTATGGTTTCGTGCGTCAGGCTTTCCTTACCCGCATAGGTCTGCATATACCTATCTATGTTCTCCTTGTTCTCGGCACGGTATATCATCCGTCCGCACCACATTATGAAACGGTATCCCTTGAAAGGATAATGCTTCATGGGAAGCAACTTAGGAGTATCAAAATCACCCGGCTTGCTTGAGAACAGCATCTTGATTAATTGCCATAATTCTTTCATAGCGTTTCTATTTCAGATTCAAGTTCAGCGATATGGTTATCAATGCACGTGCTCACCTCGCCATTGAAGTTCGCTATATCCAGTTCCACGCATCCGGCACTTGACCGGGCGCTGCTGTAGATACGGACATAGCCTCCGTTATTCAACGTTTCCTTAGCCAGCTTCAGTTTCGCCAGTTCGTCATTGATCTGGCTGGCGCGTTCCAAATTCTCAATCTTCATGTTGTTCCTCCTTCTCTTTATATGTCTTCAAATAATGTTCAAACGAGTCGGCAAACGCCCCAGTAAATGTCGGATAAGCATATCGGATAATGTCAATCTCCTGCCCGCTTAAGTCCACATTACCTTCCGCATTATAGATCTTCTCGGAAAGACAATGCGCTCCGATATTATCTGGCACTTTGGTATAAAGGTTATTCGCTAGGCTGTATGCCACATCACAGGCAACCATTTCTTTCTTGTCTATCCCCGTGTACATGGGGAACTGTTTAAAATTTATCTTCATATTTTATATTTTTAATATTATAAATCCACCCAAGTACTTCCTCCATTCGTTGACTTGCGAATCCCGTATCGCCCAACGGAAAAAATATAACTTCCACATCTTACATACAGGGTATCATCCGCTGTTGAAACATCCCCTGTTGATGATACAGTTATACTTCCACTTCTAATTACTGTATTCAAAATGCCTTGATATAAATGTCCGTCTATTGATTGGAATCGTTCGTATTTCATTTCAAACTTGTCGTATTGCAGCAACAAGTTATCAACATTCACAGCCGACATATTAGTGCTGCCGATAAAGTCACTACCAATATTGAATCCACCAATTGTTCCCTTTGTCGCTATGATAGTTCCGGTTATCTCTGCATTCTTACATTTTAAATACCCGGTTACGCCGTTGATAAGAAGAGTTTCACCTTTGTCATTAAAAGATTTGAGAACCTTGTCTTTGAACATGAAGCCGGCTACATTCGCACCATCGGCAAACAGGGTGTCGGTAGCGATATTCACAAACTTCTGCATAGCTTCCCAGTTCGAATCCCCGTTGACAGATGTGGGTGCAGCTGTAACGGAAGCACCGTAATTCTTTACAAGGAAATTATAATAAACTCCCCCTATCAGATATATGACCTTATCCCGGTAATCCGCATTCCAGACATAAGTCTGTCCTGATGCGAATACACCTCTGTCACGGGGAAACGCCCCTGTTGCTCCGGTTGCTCCTATGGCACCATCATTAGCTACACCCACCCCTTTTTCAGCGACAAAATTATTATTCCATGCGTTCGCGTCAGATGCGGATTTATAAGCCCGGATGGCAAACTGGGTGTATCCGGC